GGTTTAAAAACGTATTAGGTGTACTACCTGCAGGTGCAGCAGCCAGCAAATTTAAAAAAGCAGCTGATCCTTCAAAATTTTTAAGTCGAGCTAAAACGTTATCAACTGGATTAGGTAAAAGAAGTGTAGCTTTAGCAGGTGGTCCATTAGTAGGGCCTGCAGCAGCATTAACATGGGGAGCTAAAAAAGCAGTTACGCATGCTTTTAAAGGTTATAAAAAAGATGGTAAATGGACAAAAGAAGGTTATAAAAAATTAGAATCAGAAGCTCGTAAAAGAGAAGCTTTAATGGCTAAAAGAAATAAAGCAAGAGGCTATAAAGGTGGCGCGGAAATCGTAACACCAAGTCATATGCAAGTATGGCGACCAAAACCAACTGATTCAGCAGGGGTTCCTTTTGAACCAGTTCCACTGGATAAATATACTAAAGACTTATTATAATGAATTATGGCAACATCAGGAACAACAACATTCAATTTAACAATAGACGAGATTGTCGAAGAGGGTTACGAACGTTGTGGCATTAGCACTAATAGTGGATATGACCTTAAATCAGGACGACGTAGCGTAAATTTACTTTTACAAGATTGGAACAACAGAGGAATTAATCTGTGGAAAGTACAGTTAGTAGCGCAAGCATTAACAGCTGGTACTAGTCGTTATGTATCGGACGCCGGTACAAACGATATTATGGAAGCCTATATTTCCAATAATGGAACGACTATTAATAATGCATCAGACTCTAATGATATAGCACTGACAAAAATTGATCGATCCGCTTATTCTGCTTTAGCAGGTAAAGGGACTCGAAGTCAGCCTTCACAATATTTTATTGATCGTCAAACTTTACCGGTAATTTATTTATATCCGAATCCGGATGCGAGTACTTATACCTATTTAAAATATTACGCAATCAAACGAATTGAAGATGCGGGAGCTTATACCAATGATCCGGATGCACCTTTTAGATTTTTACCGGCTTTATGTGCAGGGGTTGCATTTAATCTTGCATTAAAAAGAGCTCCGGAAAGAATACAAACTTTAAAATTATTATACGAAGATTCATTACAACGAGCATTAACGGAGGATGGTTCTAGAACCAGTGCTTACATTACTCCACAAGCTTACTATCCAACGGTGTCATAATGGGAACATGGGCAACAGGTAAATATGCATTAAGAATTTCTGATCGATCAGGAATGGCATTTCCTTATCGTGAAATGGTACAAGAATGGAATGGTTTTTGGGTACACACTTCTGAATTTGAATCCAAGCAACCACAGCTTTTAACTTATTATCATCAAGCAGATGCTCAATCTTTACAATATCCTAAACCACAAAAAAAATCAGGAATCGTAGTGGAGCTTGGAGCTCAGTATTGGCCAGGACAATTTTTATCTAAACAAAATGTAGGAGGACCAATTAGTCCAACAACCGGTCTTGAACAAACAACTTATTCTATGATGCCTGATCCTATATCTCCTACGGATGTATGGAATTCACGGAGATTATTAACAGCAGTTGGAAAAGTAACAGTGAGTACAACCTAATGGCTATAACTTACGCAAATTTAATTACTAAAATTAGAAACTATACTGAAGTGGATAGTACGGTGTTAACCGATGCTATTTGTGATGAATTTATTTTAGATACAGAAACAAAAATTTCTAAAGCAGTGGATTGTAATTCAGATCGAAAACAAGCCACTTCTACTTTTGTAAAAGATAATCGTTATGTTCTTTTACCTACTGACCTAATGATTGTAAGATCAGTACAACACATTGCGAGTGGCACAAGAACTTTTTTACAAGAAAGAGATTTAAGCTTCATAAGTGAGTACAATCCAGGTGACTCTAGTGGTACCCCTAAATATTGGGCCCATTGGCATAGAACTAATCAAGATCAATATGTGCTTGTAGCTCCGGCTCCCAGCGCAGCCGATGAATGCCAGGTTAATTATATTCGTATTCCTGAGCATTTATATAGCTCAGATGACAATGCTGCTATCCCACAAAAAAGCACGTCAACTTATTTAAGTACTCGAGCTACTGATTTATTGTTTTATGGATGTATGGTCGAAGTCTATGGATTCTTAAAAGGACCCCTAGATATGTACAAACTGTATGAAGACAAGTATAATAAAGAATTACAAGCTTTTGCTTTAGAGCAAATGGGACGAAGAAGACGTGGTGAATACACGAGTGGAGTTCCTAGAATTCCAGTCCCTTCTCCCTCTCCTGAGCAATGGCGTAATATGAAATAAAAATTTTTAAGGAGAATAATTATGGCAATTACACAAGCAGTTTGTGCTTCGTTTAAAAAAGAGCTTTTAAGTGGTACCCACAATTTAGCAAGTGGCGGCGATACATTTTATATGGCACTCTACACATCCGCAGCAACCCTTAATGGTGTTGTTACGGCATCTTATACAACTGGAAGTCAAGTATCGAATTCCGGACAGTATACAGCAGGTGGTGGAGTTCTAGCTGGACAACAGGTCTCTCTATCGGTAACTACAGCTATTGTAGACTTTTCAGATCGTTCATGGACTGGTGTTACTATCACCGCTCGTGGAGCTTTGATCTACAATACTACGGAAGCAAAGAAAGCAGTTTGTGTCTTAGATTTTGGCGCTGATAAAACAGCGACATCAGGCACGTTTACTGTACAATTTCCTGCGTTTTCATCTACTGCTGCGATATTGAGAATATCGTAAGGAGATAAATCCGCATGGCTGGTGCATGGAACCAAGGCGTATGGGGCGCGAATGCTTGGGGCACTAGTACTAACGTTATTAATGCGACGGCCCAAACTATTACAGTTTCGCAAGGAACTGCCACATATTATTTTGAGGAAGGCTGGGGACGTCGAGGTTGGGGCGAATACAACTGGAATTCTTCTAATAAAAGTGTCGAAGTATCCAGCACCGGACAAGCTCTTACAGGATCTTTAGCAAGCGTTACAGTTTCAGCGGAACTTAACGCAGGTTGGGGAAGACAAACTTGGGGTGCCGACGGTTGGGGAATTCAAGGAGATCTTCTTCTCACAGGTGAAGAATTAACTACAGGTATAGGAACTGTTAATACCACTGCCTCTGTAACTCAGGGTTGGGGACGTTCTCATTGGGGCCAAGGTGTTTGGGGTAAACCCGGCACGGTTGCTGATTCAGGATCTTTTGCTATTAGTACCGCGATCGGAACTGAAACAGTTACAGGAGATGGACTTGTAATTCCAACGGGTGTTTCACTAACTTTTGTAATAGGTAATGAAGTAGGCGCAGGAGATGCTTCTGTTAGTGTTACAGGACAATCTTTAGCAACAAGTACCGGCACCGCTCAAATGGCGTATGGTGTTCCGGTCACTGGACAATCTTTAACTACAGAAATTGGTCAAGGCTGGGGTAAATTAGCCTGGGGCTCAGGTTTATGGGGTGGTGTTTCTCTTACTATTACTATTGAGCAAACATTAACAGCAACCGGCACTCAAATTAGTACAGCTCTCGGAACGGAAACGATGACGGGAGATGCAAATATTACTCTAACAGGAGTAACTGCATTAAGCTCGAGCATTGGAAGTCCAACTTATATTAGTGATACAACTGCGTCACCAGCAGGCGTGAGTCTTTCTGCCAACTTAGGAACAGAAACGGTTGATGCTCAAGTTAGACACGGTTGGGGACGTCTAGGTTGGGGCCAAGGAGGTTGGGGTCAACCAGCTGATGGAACGTATGGTGTTACGGGCGTTAGTATGGCAACAGCCCTCGCTGATGTAGAAGTTATTTCACATGCTGAAGTAACTGGAATTGCTTTAGCCCTTAATTTAGGTAATGAAGCTTCACAAGCGGACGCTATTATTACACCAACGGGAATTAATATAGCGGGTACAACAGCTACCGTTACCACAGAATCTAAATACTCTGTAACGGGTATTGCGATGACAATGGGCTTAGGAGACGAATTAGCAGGAATTAGTATTGAAGCTCCTGTAACAGGCCAAGTCATGTCTACATCTACAGGCACTCTTGCAGCCCACATATGGACTGAAATTAATCCAAACGTTAGCATGGTATGGACAGAGATAGCTGCGTAGCGTAAAATACGATTATATGAACAAAATTTAATAGGGAATTAAAATGGCTTATTCAACGGATATTAAACTAGATTTAATGACTACAGGATCCAATTCGGGTACCTGGGGTGATAAAACTAATACGAATTTACAATTAATTGAAGAAGCACTATGCGGTTATATTGCTAAAGATATAGCAGGTGGTGCAGGTACAACAGCAATGACGATGACGGATGGAGCGTCGTCTGATGCTAGAAATATGGTGGTATCATTCACGGGAACGATTTCAGGAAACCGAATCGTTACTATTCCTAATGGTATCGAAAAAGTTTACATTTTTAAAAACGGAACGTCAGGCGCTTATACGGTTCAAGTTAAAGGCGCTTCAGACTCAGGTTCCGGATATACATTTAGTGCAACAAATAAAGGCACAAGAATCCTGTATATGACAG